GGATATTTATAATAGTATTTCCATCCATTAAGTCGCCTGTAATCGATACTACACCTTCGTAGGTTTCATCGGCCAGGTTCCTATCTCCACGTATCCAAATAGCATATTCAGTATTAGCTGCTAGGTTTTGCTCAGGAATAAGCTTTACCACGTTGCCTATCTTACTGATAGTACATGGTACGTATCCTGCCCAACCTGGCATTAGATATATTTTGAAATAATCTGCAACTAGGGATGTATCGTGCGGTTCATGTGAAAATGTTATTTCGATTGTCTTATCGCGAATTACGTCGTGTTCTTGTTCTTGTGGAGTGGATGAAACAATAGTTAGCATATATTAGAGAGCCTCCTAGAAGTCTTTTCCTTCTTCAGCTCCTTCTTCTTCTTCTTTGTCACGTTTGATTGAATACTGTTCATCAGTTTCTTCAAGGTACTGTATCATAACAGCCTGCCCTTTAAGATCTTTACTCAGTACTTCCAGTCTAGTTTTGAGAGCCTTCATTACATCTTCTCTTCTTCTCTTACTTACATTTCTGCCTCTAGACTCTTGCTCTATCATTGCTGCTATTAAGTATGGATTCTTGGTAGCATCGACACGTTCGAGTAGTTCTTCTTTCTTTAGCTTGCGAAGGAGCTGGGTTGCATCTCGTTTATGCTTTACTCGCTCTTCTGCTCTGTTTGTTACGTCTACGATGTTTTGTTTTTCATCTACCTTGCTATGTAGTTCTTTTTTGGTATCAATAATATCCCCATTTCTGATAGCAACTATAGCTGCTGGATAATTGATTTCATCATTTCTGCTGACTTTGCCGTGTGTCTTATTTGTAAAAAGGCTGAGATCGATGGTGCCATCCTGTGATTTGTAAATTGCTCTTTTCTTACCGAGTTTGAAATAGATAAACTCATCTTTCTTGGTTTCTGTCTTGGTTTCTGTCTTTGCTTTTGGCATATTTTTTCTCCTTATAATAGATATTATGAAACAGGGCAGCCAGTTGGACTGCCCTGATTTCATAGGTTGTACGTTTTTCTAGATACCGTGAATAAATCACGATCGCCGTTTTATGAAACCCTATTATTAATAAGGTCCCTGACTTGCTGTTCTGTCGATAGTAGCCAGACTTACACTGTTCATGTTCTGGAACACGTAGTTTCTGTCTATTACAACATTCTTAGCGATCCGGATAGCTTTGCCAAGATTAAGAGAGCCATATCCTAGGCCTTCTCTCATTCTTATGACTACAGCTTCTTTCTCTTCAACGTTGAACTGTCTTACGATAGGATCTCCGTCTCTGAGAACCACACCTGCTTCTCCGCTTTCAGCAAAGATGATGTCTGTAACCATTGTGCTGCCTATTGTTGAGATAGGAACAAATGGAGATACAACGATCTTGAGAGGTGTTGGAAAGTAATCAGGTTTGATGTTATATGTCGCACCTAATATTGACTGATTAGTAGCATAAGGATTCTGTCCTAATTTAGAAAGGGTAGGATTCAGGGTGTTGTTACCAGCACCTTTAGTCCAAGGTAAACCTAAGCCATTAGGTCCTTCTAATGCTTTGAACCTTCCTAACGCGCCTGTGCCATTAGGAGGTCTGTAAGAAACAACAGTGTTGTTGTTAATTACTATTTCTTTCATTTCAGGATCTGTCATGAATGTCTGCCAAGCAAACGGGTTCATGGCAATTGTGTCCATCGTGAAACCTTCGAGTAAAGCGCTTACGTACAGCTGCATTAAATCGTTTAATGACATTGTTCCGTTAGCGTTACCTGCTATGTCGCGTCCTGTATATGATTCTACTGTATGAGTATATCCGTCAGGATCGTTGTTGTCAAACATAACGATACCTTGCTTTTTCAGCTCTTGAATAGCGAGCTTTTCTCTGTTTCTGACGAACGCATTTCTTGCTCTATCGATCCACATGGATATGATGGGAAGTAAGTTTTCACTTACTACATCTTCATGTACTCTTAGCTCAATGCCGTATCTCTGGATACGTAAGCCGATTTCCATTCCATCCTGATCTAGCGCAAGCGCGGTTTCTGGATACTCACCATATTCGCCTAGTGGCTGAACAGTGAGAGGTCCAATGTTATGCAGAATCAGATGCTGGCTTATATTAGTGGTCCTAAGCTCAGTAAAAAATGAATCATAGATAACACTCATAGGCTCGATTTCTTCGAGCATAACGTGTGTTATTGCTTCTTGTACCAGAGGAAGCAGATCTTCTTTAGTTACTAAATCCTTTAGAACTACTTCTACTGCAGCGCCTGTGTCATCATACATGATACCATCATTATACATAATGGAGGCGACAGCACTGAATACTTCTGACCGTTCGTCAGCTGTGTATTCTCTTTTTGCTTTGATTGGTGTTTCTTTAGCCATTTCAGTCTTCCTCCTTTATTATGATGTATGTAGATTGATTCTAGCCATTCCAAACGCGCCACTATTCATTGCATCTGTGATTTGCGTATAAGTGGGTGCAGTACCGTTTACTGCAGTAAGGACAGCATAAATCAACACATATAGTCTGTATTCTATTCCGTATGTGGCTGTACCGCCGGTCTTTGTTGTATGATATGTCTCAACCATACCTTCAAGATCCATAGGGAATTTGTTTGTAAAAGATACCAGTTTTCCTACAGTCTGTGTAGTTTTCGTATCTGTAAGTGCTGCAGCTCCGTTAGCTGCCTGTAAGATGTATTTACCGTTATAGTCGGACTTGATCCAACAGCCTGGTAAAAAATCAGCTAGCTCGTTGCCAGTTAGAAATGGCATTCCGAGTGCCCATGCTGCTGCATAACCATCGTCCATAGTCTGAGTACCACCACTTTCTGAAACGCCCATTTCATAGACATCTGTACCATCTTGGTCGCTCATTACGTAAGGCATTTCAACGAAATAATCAGTTGCAAATGAGCTGAATTTATTCCATCGGCCTTGTGTATAATTAAGCTTGGAGCCTTCGTCAAAGATATAAATATCTTCTGTTACGAAACCAAAAGGTATGTTAGCAGTTCTTACGAATTCAGTGCTAATAGTTACTAGTGCTCCACCGTTATCGACTCTGCCCAGATCAACGTCTGTTTGCTGGTATAAGTCATTTACTGTAGTACCACCATTGGCAATCTGCCCAACGATACGTAGTCTGTCATAACCTTCAAATCCATCATTAATGTCTGTTACTAGGGTAGTAGTGTCATACCCTATTCCGAGAGCGAGCTCTCCTGATCCAACGTCGCCTGAAGCTGCGCCTAATGGCAATCCACCAGGGGTGGTATAAGATTCACTTGCCATAATAGGTAGTGCTGATAGGATCGTTCCTGTAGGGATCACAATGTTCTTCTCAAAAAGAGATTTGGTTGTTATTTCCCTTACCGTTGGCGCGTATTTATTAGCGATGAACGGTTCTGCAGGTCTGTCACCTGGTGACACTTCGAAGCCCCAAAACACATCTGAATGCAGAAATTTACTGGGGATTGCTTTCTGGTTCGTGTTTGAACGCTTATTTGAATCACTATTGAAACCTAAATTGTATTTGTCCCAACGCATTGTTATTCCTCCGTATGTGTTCTAGTTATTTCTTTCTCTAGTTATTTCTTTCTAGTGAAAGATGATAATATTGTTTTTTTGTCTTTATCTGCATCCACAGAATCGATCTGATTGACGTCTTCTTTGGCCTGCTGGCTAGACGCTTTGTCAGATGGTTTTCCATCTTTGTCTTTGCCTTCATCTTTTTTGTCTTTGTCTTTGTCTTCTTCACCGTCTTTACCGACTTTGTCTCCAGTCGCTTTATCAACAGCTGCTTGATTACTATCTGAACTTTCATGTGTGGTAGAAACCTCATCATTAAGGTCAGTTAGCGTATCTGCCAGTGATTCGATCGTTCTTCCTAGCAATTTGTCTGCTACTTCTTTTCTTATCTTTGAAAAATCATCGCTATCTGCATCTTCCAGTTTAGTTGTTAATGGTTTGTTGAGCTTAATGGATAGATCTATGATAGAATCAGCAGCTATAGTCTTGAATTTTACTTCTCGAGCTTCTGAGTCACTATTCAATACATCTATTTTTTGCTCAAAGTCAGACGTTATAGTATCAATAGCTTTCTGTACTATACTGCAGTCCAGCAATTCTTTTTCTGACGCAAATTGGTATTTCATGTTCTCCATGGTGTTTGCTACCTCCTGGTTTATGTAGTCTTTTGTCTTCTTTCCAGTAGAACTCGCGCAGCTCATGGCCTTTGCCTTCCTGTTCACACATGCTATGATTCTAGCTTTAGTTGCAGCAGATACTTTAGCCCTGCCGATTAATCTACGAGCAGCTATTACGTGTGCACAGTCAGGGACCGGGAATGATCTATTTGGTCCACAGAAAGTACTTGATGACATCTTTTTTCTTTTCGCAGTTGATAGCTTAGCGTCACGTTCGTCAAGGATATTGTTTAGGAAGTCGATCGATCCTTGTAAGTCATCGCTAACACTGTTAGGAATATATACGTCGGCATACTTATACGCCAGGTCGATCGCATCTTCCAGTGTTACCAATCCTTTTTCCAACATGTCGGCTATTAAGCCCAGTTCTGCATTCTCATCTCTCTCGGGAGCACTTTCGTCGCTGGCGTCTCCGCCTTTGCCTTTAGTGTTGTTACAGGTTGATTGATCATCTTCTACGACCTTAGATTTCTCTTCGGTGCCCATCGTATTATGATCATTCTCAGTGCTGTCTTTCTTGTCGTTTATTATATGAACGTCATTACTGACAATACTGTCTTGAATAAAGATAGCTTCTTTTGGTACGTTTTCCCCAAGGCTAGTACATAGTTTGTGAATGTTACTGTTACTGTCCATGGCTCCAACCATCATTGAGAATCTTGGTATAATCTTAGTGCTATCAGAGTCTGCTCTCGCAGCTTCCATACTATAATTATACGATATATTATCCTCTGCGTCTACTCCGGTTACATTGATTAGCGCAGTCTTCTTATTTACCGCACCTTGGTCCGCAGGCTTAGTGACAAATGATGATTCTGAATATCGTTTATTGGTCCATTTCCAGAAGCATAGTTCCTTTTTACCGGAATCTTCATTGTCATATACTTTGCCTCTGATATGTGGACAGTCATAATCTCTTACCGACCTGTCGCATATTGAACATGTTACGTCCGTAAGCTTGGCGCTAGCTGATACACTCATAGTGCGGTATCTTCCATCCACCATCCTATCAATAGCGTCAGTGTCTACTACATAATATATTATTTCGATATGACCATCTGGTTTTACCAGATTATCAGGATTAACTTTTTGATATATGAATGGCGTTGCACCGAGTACTCTTCCTATCGTCTTTTCTTGATCAGAGTCGTGATTTATCTGGATTGGTCTGCCCCAGTTGCCGGCATCGGCTTTTACAATCCAGGTTTTTGAATTGGGTTTAATATATTCTAGATCATAGTACGATACATTCGCATTAACGAAGTTATAATGAGTCGCATCTATCGCACCTACTATAACTGGTTTATCTCCGAAGTCCTTCTTGACCTTCTTAGCGAATGACTCAAACATTGTATTATTCGAGCCCTTATCTACTTTATCTATAGATTCAAGAGACTGTGTGTTATCATTCTTAGATACATAATATGCGTTATCGAAATTAACAATATCCGTAGCAATTATTTCTTTGTTAGGATCCATTCCCTTTACTATCTCGTCTACTGTTTTCATACTGTGCTCCTAGTTATATTTTACTATATGTTTGTGCGGTCCGTCAACTAGCCATTTTGCGGTGCCGATGGTCCAGTCTTCTTGCCATGCTGGTTTGCTGGACGAATACTTTTTTGAGTCGCAGTGCCCGATTTCTTTATAGATTTACTACTACTTCCGGTAGATCCCGATGCGGGCGGTGCGGCCTTCTTAAGTGGTATTGCGACTACATTTACATATGTTTTCTTGGTTTCTGCGTCTGTCATCTGTTCTTCGCCTATGCCAGCGCGCATCTCATCCTGGGTTAACATGCTTGCTTCCCACATAGTTAGTACGTGATTTTCATGTTTGATCTTACCTTCGATGTCTATTGATTTGAACGTCCATGTTGGAATATTTTCAGGACGTAATATCCAATCCAATTGTGCACCAGCTTCTAATAGTAATTCTATCATTATCGGTTGCATAGCATCTGATATGATACTTTGGATCTCGAATACTTTTTCTTGAGAAAGCTTGTCTAGTACATTCGCTGTTGATCGAGTTGCGGTCTTTCCATTACCTACTGTAACCTCACTAAGCCATAATCCGGTAAGTACTCTTCTATAGAAATACATTAAATATGCATCTAGCCTAAGTGAATTGCCTTCTGCACCTAGCATATCTAGCATTACTCGATTGTCTGTTATTAGAAAACCATTGCTCTCCATATCCTGAAGTTTGGAATATAGATCTGTAATCTCCTCTTCCTGTCCATATTTCTTATCATCGCCTACTTTACCATGTAGTATTGGATGTCCATATTGGAAAACAAGCAGCTCTATATTTTCTTCAATTCTTCGAAGGGAATCTATATCATTTAGTGTAGGCCAAAATGGTGGCATCGCTATCTTTTCACCAGGTATATGATGATATCTTATATGATCTACTTCATCGTCATCGTATATTACATAGTCTTTTCGTCTTCTAGATGATAGTCTAAATGTCCTGCTAAACGAATTAAACATATTATATACACCATTATATAGGTTCTCATTTGCATTTATTAAGGTGTCTTTTGGCAATGCAAATAACGAAGGGTTGATAGCATTAAGATTGACTGAAGATACATCATAAGGTAGCCTAACGTATCTCATTCTACCCGCTGGACCCTCACCTAGTAATAACTTTCTAGTATCTTCAACGTACATCGACGCTATTGGCTTTAACTTTTTACCATCCCATCTAGTATATGCTTTTCCACTAGACGCGTCTAGCTGGCGATGTTTTATTACATATGCATTGCCATATCCAATAATGCTGATTGCCATATCCTTTACAAATTCGTTTGTATTTGCTTTAGATACAACTTCAATTTCTTTAAATCTCTTCATGAGATATCGGGAAACTGATTTGTTCTTTGACTTAAGAAAGTATCCATTTCTAACGACAGCTTCTGCATATTTATCCATTGAGAACTTCATTAAGTTCTCAGCAACATATGTAGCATATATATCGGACATATTGAACTTGTTGGTATATATACCTGACGCTGATATACTCCGATTAGGAGCCATTTTCTTCTTGAGTTTGCCAGTGATAGCTTTACCACTTCCAATAGTTTTAGTACCTGGAGTAGGAATCGCATCTCTAGTCTGTATTTGGTGATTGATGCCAAGTCTTGCCAGTGAATCTATTTCATTGATGATTCTCTTGGCGTGTTTCATATCTCTACTATGTTTATAGTTCGCGATTGTTCTTGTTACTACATTATCTGCCATTTGTTACCTACCATGTATTTTATCATATATTATTATAATAGGTCAATTAACTGTCTTCTATTGTTCTATGAATCTCTTCTATCTGATCTAACCTATCTCTAAGCAGATCTTTTAGTGATGATCCGCAGCTTTTGACCATTTTTTTCAATAGAGTTGCACTTGCTGGATCTGCAGCTGCTACTGATGGTTTTACTAGTTCTTCAACGTCCAGAACTTCAAGTATAACCGGCTCTTCTACTATAAGATCCGCCAGTGTAATTCCAGTTGGTAATACTGGATCGCCCTCTAATGGTTCTGGAGGAAGATCATTATTGGCTGCATTTAGCTTAGCCATTGTTGCTTTAAAGAATACATTTGGAGAGTTGTATCCTCCAGATGCGCTGTCTGTATCATGGACTGTGGCCTGTAGATCTGGGCCTACTCTGAGTGACTGGTCAAATATAGATGCGGTCTTTTCTAGTGCTTTTTTAAGTGCGGCTTCTACTTCGCCTTTCTTCTCATATTTAGGTGTATATACCGCATTTGTTGCGCGACGAATGATTTCCTCTTTCTCAGCCTCTGTTGCGGTCTTCTTCAGTGAGCAGAAGTTTATCAGTGCCATGTCCCATTTTAACAACATACTTAAAAGATCCTGGAAGAATTTTAATGACTTATTGTTCATATTTAGTGATATCATAAAGTCTATTTCGCCTAAGGAGCTGTTAGCATCCAGCCACATTTGAGCTAATAGTTCCTGGATCTTGCTGAATATATTCTCAAGTGCACACTGTAGCATCTTTAATAACCAATCTAATGGCTCACATGCTTGTAATGCTTGACATACATCCGGTAATGTTTCGCATATCTCATCCAGAATACCAAACATTTTGTCCTTAAGATCTCTATATAAGGCAGTAGCCAACATTGATAGTCCCTCTGCTAATGCTTGTTTGATAACATCAGTGAAGAAATCTAGGTTAAATAATTTGTCAAACTTGATATTTAGGGATGCACTTCCTAGTAATAGCGATATCAAGGCATCTAATATTGATACCCACATCTTTATATTTTCTATATCATCTATTCTGTCAAGCTTATTCTTTTTACCTGGACCATTTAGATATGTATCGGCCGCACCATGTTCTAGGTAATATTGTAGCCAGAATAGGTTACGATATGTTTTGGATCCCATATATGTTAATATTGCTTCTGCCTTTTTTCGATCTGTTATTCCATCGTCTTTTATTGCCTCATAGATGCAATCTGTTAATATCGCATCGCCAGATTTAGTCTCATTTTCCTCGTCAAGTTTCTTAACATCGAAGTTAGCTTTTATAGACGCTTCCTGTCTGGATAAGAATTCATTTACAAATTTCCAGTCCTCCTTAACTACACCTTTTGCCGATGTACCTGCCATAATTCTAGGTAGCATCAAATATAGAAATCTAACTATACAGCAAACCCATGTTTTATATTGCCTATCCATAAATTCTAATGCTATGATCTTTGTGACACCGTGGTCTATCATTTGCATTGCTCCATTCATAGCTGCGAAAAATCCCAGTATAGATGCTTCTACATTATCAGCTATAAAATATCCAGGGGTAGGCTCTGTCTTCTTAATCATTATCTTTGATGTCATAGCGTAGTGTTGTGAGTCACTTTTCATGCGCTCTAACATTGTGTATTCTGTAAGCGTAGCTTTGCCGCCCGGTGCTCCAGTATTGCTCTTGCTTTTTGTACTATTAACTGCATTATTTTCCCAGCGTATTGCTTCTTCAAGTATCTTCTGCGCACGAGCTCTATCCTGGTATGACGGTTTGTATCCAGGCTTACATCTATCAGGCTTCTTAGGAAGACCAGTCTTAGGATCAATGTCCCCGGCTGGCAATCCCTGTGCTTCTTTAGCCATAGTAACATAATGCTCTAGTTCCTGCTCTATATCTATATCCTGGTCAGAACATACCTTAACAGATCCATTTATATATAGTTCAAATTTTGCAACCGGCCTAAGAACGTTCATTATAACGAGAAGCAAATTTCCTGCAGTATTGAATACGTCAATTATTATATTAGCCAGTTTGGAACCTACTACTGGCAATGGTTCGCACGCAGATGATAACAGCTTACATATTGCGCCTAGTATTCTCTTTATGATAATGTCATATACTATGACTAGAATCTGCAATATAAGTAGCAGTCCAAATTTAGGGAATGCTTCCTCAAGAGCTTCGTCAGATACTGCATCATCTAGTGCTGCTACTGATCCCTCTATGATTTCATCACCTGGCTCTTCAAGTTGTTTTTCTAGAGCCTTGGTTCCGTCATTATAAAATCCAAGTTTATTCAGACATTTTGCAGCCGCAGCATTGATCACCCTAGTTCCTATTAGAGATTCTGCTTCATCTGCTACTTCTGGACTTATATCATCTAAATTTATTGTAAAGTCTGGATTGGCTATTATTAATACGTCTTGTACATTGTCGATTCTTTGTATTACTTGGTCAGCTTTAGCCACACTAAGATTAGCAGCCTTGACAAATTGTGGAGCTGGCATAGATTCCAGTTCGACAAATGGAAGTAGTAATTTATTCTCAAGTATCTTACGATCTTCCTGAGTCTGGTCCCATTGGTCATTTCTGGCATTGTCAAGATCCTGTTCAGTTATCTTTTTATTTAGATCACTCTTTTTTGCATCACTTGTGTCTGCGGTATATTTATCTGCTTTACGTACTACTGATTTTTGCGGTTCAAAGTCACTTCCTGTAAAATGAAAGATATCATTAGCTGTTGATTTTTTTCCTAATTCATCTTTTTTTATCTCATCGCTCATCTAGATATACTCCTTGATATAGAACTTCTGCCGCCGCCTCCGAATCTTCCTCCGGATTTACCACCAGTTCTGTTGATAGTTCTTGATGTATAGCCATTTGAAACATATGTACTCTTATATGATTTATTTTTATCTAGCTTCTCTTTTGTACCAAGAATCATCTCAGTTCCTATATCATCTTTATTTTTAGTCTTTGATCTTATTGCCATGAGCCTTTCATGGCTTATTGTTCTTGCTTTTACTGAAGGAGTTTTCTCCCACAGGTTTTGAGTCTTAATTACTTCTGTAATATATCCATATAATGTGAACATCATCGCATCTATATCATGGTCTTTTAGATCACACTTATATACCGGTCTGCCATTTGCTGTATATTTATCTATAACAAAGTTTGCAAGCTGATCAAATAGAGTATGTGAATCTGCAGATTGCTTTGACTTCTTACGACCTTCACTTAGATTTTCTTCTTTAGGAATGCGTATTCTACGTTGTTCCATGAACCTAACCATACTTTCAACTGTGAAGTTCTTTACTGGAGTTTTTCGTTTCTCACCAGTTGCTACATCCTGGATCTCCATAAAACTATCAGTAGGCACGCCCTTTACTATTTCATCAAGTTTAGTACTCTTATTCTGCATGCCATATAGATGTAGATCTTCTATTTGTACTGATCCATATCCAACGTCTACCATAATATAATCGAACTTTAATGTTTCATGTAGCTCAATAATCTTACTCATTGCTACATTTTGGGTGAACTCGACAGCATCTATTTTCCATTTAGCACGTACATGCATATTATGATACTGATCAAAGTCACACCATATAAGTCTGGTACCATTGGTAGCTTTATTCCAGTCAACGCCAAGGATTCTGATCTTGGGTTGTATTATTTCATCGAGTGTTATCTGGTCGTCTTTATAAGTATATTGCCTATCAACTATGCCTTCTGGCATATTTGGATCTTTAAAAGTAAGTACAGATTTTTCCTCTATAGCTCGCATATCATCTTTGCTAAACAGTCCTGATTCTGCGTCGCCCCACTCTGCATCATACTCATGAGTGAATGATAGCTTAGTAATAGTAGATCTGATTTCTGCCTCTTTCTGTTTATTCCAAGCCGGGCTATCAGATGATTTATAATGAAAAGTCTCATAGAAGCCCGCATCCCAGGTTCGTCTATAGAATCCTTTCTTGCCACTAGGAGTTGATGATAGATATACAGTCGGATCCTCAAATGCATTTGTTGTAGGTATAATAGCCTGTTCCATTACCTGATCATTGACATAGTCTGCTTCATCTACGAATAATATATTAGCAGTAGTTCCCCTGATATTTAGTCCCTGTCCTCCACTTGTTTCCCCTGTAGTATATCCTACTACTGAAGCTCCGGACTTGAATGTTATCTTCCTGGGCTGTTTGACATTATTCTTGATTTGGGATTTAAGGAATGGACTATCAGCAATGAGTCTGGTGATTTCATCGAATATATTATCAATATGAACTTTCTGTGGACCAACTACAAGCATTCTAGATGACTTGTCGCGAATGCCATGGTATAGAATAAGAGATACAATTAGAAAGGTATTATGACTTATAAATCCATCATTCACCAACACATTTGTAGATGGCACCGAAATTGAGTATGTCTGCCTTTCCCCAACGTGTTCCACAGATTTAACTTCGTCCCAATATATATTATCGTTTAGATAGCAAGATATTTGAGGATCATTTGCAATAGTACTAATCTTATTTATCGTGCTTAGTTGTGGAGAATAGCATGAGCGGATTCGTACGTTGTCTGGATTTAGTCCACTATCTATGATATGTTGTCGCTTTGTTTTGCCAGATTCATCTACAATATTGTCTATAATATTATGCATTCCTCTTGGCATGGTAGACGTATTACTGTTGGAATTCTTAGATGATACTGCATTTACTACAATTTTCATTGTATGTCGTTTTGTGCTTAACTGCATATATATAGCTGATGTGAACTGTAATATATTAGATTTATCTAATATAGCTAATGTCCATGATGACTTGATACCTCCCTTATATTTAACTGGTTTATATCTAACTCTTGAGAATATGCCCAATCTTAATAATAGATATCTTATTTGGCGTATCAAATTTTCGTTACATAATCCTATTCCAATAGATACGGTGTTGTTTTTATCAATTGTCACGTATCCATCTGTCGCCCATATTCCACTCAGATATGCTGATATAACATTATGACTTCCAGTTAGTATTGGTGTTGGGATATTTTTAGTATGTGATGTTGTTCCATACAAATTATGCTTTTTTAATAAATGTACTATATCATTTTGTTTGGCATTATCAATTGCCACTATAGAATATATTATAGGATCCTTTCTGGTATTTACCTTATTATTATATTGCAGTTCAGATAATAACTGTTGTATTCTGTCTGGCAACTCACTATCTTTACTAGTAAAAGTTGGAGTATTAGTAGTTAGTCCCCCATCGCCAGTTAGTAGCCCTAAGAGTTCGGCTTCTTTAATTGATATATCATCATTTATCTCTGATGTATCATGCAAACTATTAATTGTAGCTATACGGTCTCCAGGAATGAGATTTTCGGCATCAATCCATTGTGGAGAACTAAATTCGTCTCTCCAAACCATAAATGGATGATTTATGGTAGGTGTAGAACTATATCCAGATCTTGTTTCAATATGGACGCAATCTGCCATGCCATTATTTTCTATGAATGCTTCATGCGACTCTAATTGGAATGTTTCTTGGTTCATAGATAATACATTGAATGGACTAACAGTTTTTCCATATATATCATATAATTCTTTAGCAGAATGATATGAATGATCACTAGTATATACTATTGAATTTTCAGCCAGACACTTTCCAATTTGTCTGCCCATTCTAAGTATTTTCTTGGTACCGTGGTTATTGAGGATTTTCATTTGATATTCACGTAGTTCTAGATTAGTATCCGGAACCAGTGGATTAGGTATGTATTCTTCTACCCAGGTTGATGGATAGTTATGCTGAAGTATCTCTACATATTCTTCATCTGTCAGCTTTGGACGTAAAGCTAGTATATCTTCATATGCTAGATATTCCATCTTATCCCTGACTCATCATTTGGGCTTCTTGGCCCAGGTACGATCTAGCTGATATTCCTACATTTTGCATGGCCGCGACGGCTCTTGATCTTTCTGTAGAAGCTTGTCTAGTCTCTAATGTCTTGCCTGTTCCAAATTCCATTTGACCTATATTCCTTGTTATTCCTGTAACTGTTTGAACTGTATTTAATGCATTTGATAGTACTGCTCCACCTAGCTTCTTAACTCCACCATATACATACATGGCGCGTACATATCTAGATAAATGAACTAGGCCAGCTTGGCCCATCATCTTTCCCATACTTAATCTATATTGCTTGGCATTAGCAACATCTTCTACTGTTTCTTTGACTATTCTTTTATCAAATCCACCTAGTTTAACTTTATCAGGTCCGGTACCAAATGTTTTTCTGCCACTTACAGGTGAGGTTTTAGATATTATAGTCTTTTCAGTTGTTGTGCCGCCGGCTTGCTTTGTTTTTTTGAAATTAGCTTCCAGTTTTGCTACCTTATTATTGACAACATCAACTTGAGCAGACATCATTGTCATTTTTTCAGGATTAAGAATATCCTGCATGAATGACAATCCACTAAAACCTGGTAGCTTGCCTATTCCACGGCCCCTCGTAAGTTCTGACATTATGTTGCCTTTTACTACACCAGCAACTCTATGTGCTACACCTAGTTTTCTTAGAGATGAGATATTATATGTGGCATCTTTTCCGAATGAAAATGCTTGTGTATATGTATCCGTTTTTGCATTTACAAGTTCTGATCTTAAACCCCATGATCCAGTAGCACCTGGAGTTCCCAACCTTCTTCCGGCTGGATCTACCCAATATGTTCCTTTGACTTTTTTTACACCGAAGTCTTTTATTACATCGTCCAACTGCTCCTTGCTCATTGCTTTGGTCATGAATTGCTTGGTTTTCTTTATTCCAAGTATGTTATT